ACCCGACACCACCGACACCAGCGACAGGCGACGAGGGCAAGGCGATTGAGGACGCAGTGGCAAAAGCAAAGGCTGAATGGGAAAAGGACCTTGAACAAAAGCTAATGGACGCTGAAAACGAGGGCGCGAGAAAAGCTAAGCTATCGGCAGACCAACGCAAAAAGGAAGAGGACGACAAGGCAAGAGAGGATTTTGAAAAAGAAAAGGCGGAGTTTGAACGTGAAAAAATCGTTGCATATGCCGAAACGGAACTTGCCAAAGTCGGATTGTCTGCCGAGATTGCAAAGTACATCATAGCAGAGGACAAGGATAGCACAAAGGCGGTTATCGACAAGATAAAAGAAAGCTATGACAAAGATGTACAAGCAGGTGTTACCGAGCGTTTAAAGGGCAAAACACCGAATTTAAACGGTGGCAGTGGCGGTCACAACACAGGCAGTTTTATGGACATAATCAGAGAAAATCAGAGATAAGGAGTGAAGTGTAAATGAGTTATTTGAAAAATGAATTGACAGGTTTTGTGCCTGTCGAGCAAGCAACAGACATCATCAAAATGGTGACAAGGGGTTCAAGTGTTTTAAGAATGGCGAAAGTCGAGGAAATGAAACACGAGAAAAAGAAGTTTAACGTACTTACAGACGGTCCGGGTGCTTACTGGGTCGGTGAGGGTGAGAGAATTAAAACAAGCGGTGCTACTTGGATTCACCCTGAAATCGAGGCTAAGAAGTTAGCCGTTATTATTCCGGTAACAAAGGAAAAGTTGGAAGATACGACTATCAGCGTATTTGAAGAACTAAAGCCGGAAATTGCAGAGGCATTCTACAGAGCGATTGACGCGGCGTGCATTTTCGGTACAAATTCGCCGTTCAAGACAAACATTATGAACGCTATAGACAGCAAGCATATGGTTGTTACAGACAACACAAATATTGATATTGCTATATCTGACGCAATGTCAATGATTGAAGAAAACGGCTATGACCCGTCGGGATTTATCGGTCGTATCGGTGTTAAGAATATGCTGAGAAAATTGCGTGACGCAAACGGCGCACCTGCATATGTCAACGGTACAACAGGCGGTGAGCTGTACGGTCAGCCTATCGAATTTGTGCGCAACGGTGCGTGGGACAACAAACGTGCCGATATTATCACAGGTAACTTCAAGTATGCCGTTGTCGGTATGCGTGCAGGTATCAATTACGAAATTCTTACCGAGGCTACACTACAAGGCACTCTTGACAGTGACGGTAAACCGCTATCACTTGCCGAGCAAGATATGGTAGCTATTAAGGCTACTATGCGTTTAGGTTTCCTTGTTGTTAAGGACGACGCATTTGCCGCATTTAAGAACGGTGTTCCGGCGATGGGTGAATTGGACGTTGAATCGGTTGCCGGCACAACAGGCAACACTGTTATTACGGTATCGCCAAAGCCTATCGGCGGTCACAAGTTGGTTTACAAGACTGCCGCAAGCACCGCTCCAAGTGTTGCGTATGACGACGATTTGTCGAAGTGGACAGAGTTTAACAACGGTGACGAAATCACTGCAACAAACGGTCACAAGATTACAGTTGCGGAAGTTACCGCAGACGGCAAGGCGAGAAAGTCGGGCAGTGCCGACGTTGTAAGCGGTGAATAATATGGAGCAGTTGGGGACACTAAAAATGTTGTTGGGAATTAAGGACGACGAGCAAGACAGCTTGTTGTCCTTTTTGATTGATGACACGGTTAATATGATTATGGCGTATTGCCATATTGATGTACTGCCTCGTCAGCTTGAAAGCCTTGTTCCGAAGATTGCGGCGGATATGTACAGGGCGAAAGGTTATGGGGGCAGTAAAAGTCCCGAAGTAGTCAAGAGCATAAGTGAGGGCGAACGCTCCGTTACATACACCGAAACCGACAACGACAAGATTTTCAGCAACTATTATAAACGCCTTGACCCGTTCCGAAAACGAAAGGGGCGTGTTCCGAGTGACATCAGTATTCAATGATTTTTACGATAAAACTGTTATAATCGCAGAATATGAAATTGACGACTATACAGGTAAAACCGAAAAGACTGTATTATCCGAAATCAAAGCCGATGTACAACCGTACAGCGGTGGCAGAGCAAGAGAGCAATACGGTTTAGATATAGAATGTCAAATGCGTATGTTCTGCGATATGTCAGACGACGTAAAGGTTGGAAACAGGGTCGAATATGACGGCGACATATATGATATAACATATGTGCAGAAATGGGACAGCGGTTTGGTAGCAATGCTCGAAAGGAGTAGGCTGAAATGAATTTTTCAATCGAGGGGATAGAGAACGTTGTTGACAAGCTGACACAGTATGCGTCGGGCGATAAAATACAGCGAGGTTTGGCAATGGCGGGTGAAGTCGTAAGAGCGCACGCAGTGGCAAACTGTCCTGTTGCAACAGGGCGATTAAAAGGCAGTATCGTAAGCCAAGTGGACGGTGACAGTGTTGCAATCGGTCCGACTGCCGATTACGGTATTTATGTCGAATTTGGCACAGGCTCAAAGGGCGACAAATCTGTTTCGCATACGTCAAAAAGACACTGGACGTATTACAGTGGCGGTCGATTTTACACAACGTCGGGGCAAGCACCACAGCCGTTCCTCGTACCTGCACTGAAAAATAACATAAGTGAAATAATTATGAAATTTAGGGAGGGGTACGGTGTTTGATATTGGTTTGGAATTACGGGATATTTTAAAGCAAATAGACGGTGTAAGTGTATGTTTTGCATATCCCGATAATTTTAATAAATTGCCTGCAATAGCATATTACACGCTTACGGACAAAGGTTCAATGTCATACGACAATACAGTCATTACGAATGATACGACTGTTCAGATTGATATTTACGCCGATTATCCGCAAACGTGTTTTGAATTGTCGGAGAGGGTATATAAATTGTTGACTGATCATGAATATTATCACGAAATGACAATGGACGTACCCAATCCCGACGATAAAAGTATAAAACATAGGACAATGAGATTTACGAAAGTAGTAGAAAGGAATGATTGATTTATGGCAAATACAGCAAAAAGAAAACCACTACCTACAATAGGTGTGGACAAGTATACTTTCTTTAAAGTGAATGAGGACAGCGTTAGCGGAACGGAATACGGAGAAGCGTATAATTTGAAAGGAACGGTTGAAATTGCACCGACTGACAGCGGTGGCAGTGATGTTTTTGATGCGGACAACGGTGCGTATGAGGCGTCAAGCTATATCGAAAAATTGGGACACGATATTACAAATGCCGATATTCCGCCGGAGGTTGACGCAATGTGGCGTGGATTGACACGCAAAAACGGTGTGGTTGAAGTCGGAAACGATGTTAAAACAGTATATTTCGGTGTGGCATGGAGAATTTTGAAGTCCGACGGCTCGTACCGTTATGTAAGATACTACAAGGGTTCATACAGTTTTGCATCAAACGTAGGCGGAAAGACAAAGCCGTCAAGCGGAAGTATCGACAAGCAAACCGCTAAGGCAACATACACGGCGGTACAACGTGATTTTGACAACAATTATTATGCGTATTTTGATGAAAGCGATTTGCCGTCAAATATCACAAGAGATGAATTTGAAAACAAGTGGTTTACGGATATGAATTACTATCCGCAGACGGTATAAGGAGAAAATTATGCAACATACATTAACATTTGTAAAAGATAAGGTTAAATACGTTTCAAAGCCGTTTGACTTTGAGGCGATGTGCATTATTAATGACGCACATAATGATGAAAATAAGAAAGGTCCGCTCAGCATTTGCAGAGATGCACTTGACTATATGTTTGAGGGTACGGACGCAACTCAGGATATTATCGATTCCGTTGACGTTAACGAACGTGCAAAGATGTGTCTTGCACTTTGGGGGTTTTACGTTGACGCTCTTTCTTCAAAAAACGAGTAACGTCAGGCGGCAGCGGGGTGCTTAGGGACATCTATACGATGTTCCTAACGTACCACCACATACTGCCTGACGAAGTTGGCAGGCAAAATCCGTGGGTACTGTTTAAAATGCTTGACGGATTGAATGAAGATACAGAGGGTTACGATAACGAACACTTGAGAATGTTTTACGGAGAGGAGGTATAGTTATGGCAGAGGCGGCTAATTTATCGGTCAGTATAACGGGTGATGCGTCGGGACTTATAAATGCTTTGGCAACGGCACAAAATGCACTTGCTACACTTAATTCATCGGCAGGTAAAATAATGAGTGAATTTGACGGCAAAAACGCAAAAATCAATATTACCGCAGTTGACAATACCGCAAGCGGTGTGAGTTCGGCAAGAGCAAGTATAAACAGTTTGAAGGACAGAACAGTCAATGTTACTGTTAAGTACAATGTGCAGGGAATGCCGAAACTGGCAGACGGAACACAATATGCAAAAAGCGGTTTGGCGGTTGTAAATGATGAAAGGGGCGTAAGTGATCCGCGTGAGCTTATCGAGCATAACGGGCGACTTATGATGTTTAGCGGGCGTGATGTGGTTGTTCCGCTGTCGCAAGGCGACAAGGTTTATACGGCTGACGAAACAAAGGCGATAATGAACGGTATGGGTA